CCATTCCTTCGTTTAATGTTTCAAAAATAACTTTTGCTTCTTTTACTGTTTCAGCTTTATCAAAAGCTTTCAACACTTTTACTTTCTTATCTTCTGATAAGTTTTTAGATTTGAAGATTTTGTTAGTGTAAAGTAATTTAGCGTTTAGTAAATTAACTTCTTGAAGTTCTTTTTTAAGATCTTCAATTTCAGATAAAGTTTCATCAATTTCTTCTTCTTGAACTGTAGTTTGACCTACTTTTCTTGGAGCTGAATCTAATGAAGCACCATCTTTAAGTTTTTTACTTACAGCGTCATCTTCTTCTAATTCTTCTTCGTTACGCATTGCAGCATGAACACCTTGTGCCATTGCTTTTAAAGCAGCATTGGCTTTAGCACCAATTTCACCACCTTGTTTAGTTAAAGACTTTAACCCATTTACAATGTTTTCTAGGCCTCCGGCAGCAGCATCGGCTCTGTCTCCATAGCCTTCTTCTACTTCTTCGTTTTCCATGATTTCTTCTGCATCATCTTCAATTTCGATATCCATTTCATCTTCCATTTCAGCTCCTTCAGCTTCTTCTTCAGATTCCATTTCTTCTCCACCTTCTAATTCTCCAGCGTCTACCATGTCTTTAATAACATCCTCGATAAAAGATTTAAGATCGTCTTCAGACATATCTTCTAAATCGATTTCTTCCTCTTCAGTTGCTTCTTCAGCTTCTTCGTCCTCAACGTCTTCAACGTCTTCGTCTTCTTCAGCTTCAGTTACTTCTTCTGATTCTTCAATTTCTTCAGATTCTTTAACTTCTTTTTTCTCTTCACCTTCTTCAAGTTCTGCTAGTAACTCATCTAAGTTGATTTCTTCATCAACTTTTTCTTCAGATTCTTTTACTTCGTCTTTGTCATCCATTTTAGCTTCTTCTAATTCTTCTGAAATTTCTTCATCAACCATATCTTCTCCGTACTTTCCGTACCCTTCGTCAATATCGTCTTCTTTATCCATTTCTTCCAATTTAGCAGCTAACATTTCTTTCAAATGAGGAGTAAATGACTCTTCTAAAGCGGCTTTAGCGTTTGCAATAGCAGTTTCTTTAACGGCTTTAGCATCAGCAATAGCTTCTTTTAACAAATCTCTGTTTGTCATAATCGCAAAATTTTTTAGTTTGTGAAATACGGTTATTAAGGAACCGCAATAGGAATAATTTTTATTTAACACCATATAAGAGATGGTGTATTATGTTTATACATATATGTAAAGATGTTAAAAATACAAAAGATAAAGAAACCCTTACATTTCTGTAAGGGTCGGTCAATAGCGGTTAGCTATAGAGGGGTACAAGTCCATCGGTAGCGTCCGAGGAAATACTTTTATGTTATTGGACATGAACCTTTTGAACAAAGAATTTCATGTATAATACTATTTACTTTTGTATAATCGTAAGTTGTTGATTGTACTCCTTCATGTAATGTTTTCATAAATGAGCCTGGGTTAGAAGGTGTTGATACAAAATCCCAACATAATAGTTCGAAATCATCTTGTACCTCCATTACATTACCATTCTGTTCTAATGAACCCATACCACGAGAAGATACTCCTACTGTTACTCCTGATTTGATTAGTTCTTTAAGAATATTTCCTGATGGGGTTGGTAATACTTCTATTTTACCCATTACATGATCCCCATCCCACCAATATTCGGTTATGATGTGAGATACATTTTTTAGGTTAATGACTTGAGATTCTGGATGGTCTAATTCTCCCATTGCTCGTCTTTCTTTGACGAATTGAGAGTATTTATCCATTTCACGTTCCCATAAACTTTTAGGATAATAGCGACCATTACCATTTTTAACTTCGGCAGTAGCTAAAACTCCTTCAACCATTAAGTTACCTGTCTCTTTATTAACATTTTCAGTTAACGAAGAGATAGGTTTAAAGGTATTGGTTTCTATTAATAGTTTTTTCATTATATTTCTGGTGTTTCTTCTATGTGTTGGTTTTCATCTATTTCTTCTTCTACTTCACCTACAACTTCAGTTTTAGTATAGGATTTACCACACATTTTTTCATACATTTTTTCCATCTTAGCTTTTCTTTTTTCTAAAAGCTTGATTTCTTTTTGCATTTCTTTAATAGCCTTTTTATCTACTAATTCTGCTAGATTTTCATCTTCAGATACCATAGATAAACGTTGTGTTTTAGCTTCAATCATTTCATCGATAGTATCCATTTTAGCTTCTAAAGCTACAACTTGACCTTGTTTATCGATTTCAGCTAATTTTGATTCTACAGAATCTTTTTTAGATTTTTTACCTTCAGTTAAAGCTTCTTTAACCATTTCTTTAAGCTTATCTGAATATCCTGATGCTTTATAAGCTCCGGATACTTCTTCTTGTTTTTGTTCTTGATATCCTAACCCTTCAACTCCAAATGCAGCATTTTTCATATAATATTGTCCGTCTTTCTCTAAGTTTTTAGATACCATTTTACGGATTTCATCCAATGTTTTGTCTGGATTTTGTTTAGCTTCAAAATAAATACCATTAAGTACTTCTTGACCAATTTGATTGTCTAAATTTTTCTTATCTGAGTAGTCGAAGTTATGGTCTTGAGTTTCTTCAACAGATTTATCTGTTTTTTTAGCTTCAACCTTAATATTTTCTTCTTTAGCTTCTTTTTTAGCTTCTGCTAAGAAATCTGCAAATTTAATTTCGTATGATGTTTTAGGTGTTGCTTCCATAGTATTAATTGGTTGAAGGTCGATATAGTTTTCACTAATAACCCCTCTAGTTTTTAATATTTTTGATGCTTCATCAAATCCCATTGGATTTGTTAGCATGTTAGAAAATTGTTTTTTAGCTTCAGTAAGGAAAATTTGTTTTGATCCTTTTCCTTCTTTAATTTGATTGTATTGTTCTTGTAGGGTTTTCATTATTCTCCTTTTAGTAATGTTTCTATATCGTTTATATATTCACTAATTAAATCCGTTCCCATTACTACACTGTAACTATCTGGATTTTCTCTATAGTATTTATTAGTTTTAAGTTTTCCTTGACGTAATAATTTTTTTACATTCTCTAAACGTGCTTCTAAATCATCAAAAGCATCAATTCGAGATTGTTGCCATTTTTCTTTATTATCTACGTCTTCGTTTAGCTTATATTTATACATATTAAAAATTTTTTACCTCTAATCCACTACCTTTTTGAACATAATTTCCATTTTTGTCTTTAGGTACTAATTTATAAGCAAATTTTTTAACGTAATAATTATCTTTTACACCTTCTTCAGATGCTTTAGGACCTGGACCCATAGTAGCTCCTATACCTTCTCCTATTTTTTTCTGTTTTTTAGGTAATTTGAAAGCATATTTAGATAAATAACCACCAGCACCACCAGATGTAGACATTTCGTCTATTTCTCTACTATCTAACCACTGGTTAAAATCCTTAATAAAGTCTTGGGCATATTCAAAATCAATGTTATTTTTCTTACAATGTGATATATAATCATTTATTTGGTCAGGTGTTCCATATTTTTCTAAAACACTAATAACTTCTCCCCAGTCATCTCCTAGAGTCATGTGGTGGGATAAATCTGTTTCTTTAAGTTTATATTTGTACACTAGATATGGATTTAATTTCTTTAACTAATTCGTAATATTGTAATAAATCAACTAAATTGTCAGTATTTACTCTACTGTTTTTATCTAATTCATTTAACATTTTAGATACCTCTACAACTTTAATTTTAGTAGCTTTATCTTTTATAGAATTAACTTCAACATTTAAAGTTGATTTAAGTTCATTTATTTTTGTGTTATAGAAATCTCTTAAACCATTAGTAGAGTCCACAGAATTTATAAATTCTTTAAGTACTTGTTTTTGTTCTATAGATAAGTTATCGTGTTTAGAATTGAATTTTTCTAGTAATACTTTATAAGTAAGAATTCTTAAATCTTTATCGTATGTTTGGAATTCTTTAAGTACATCTTCTTTAACTTCTTTACCATTAACCTCTTGTTTAGTTAAATACTCAAGTAATGTAACTTTATTGTTTATTAACTGAGTAGTATCGGTGTTATTTGAATTGTATCCTTCTATCAAAGTGTAAAGAGAGGCTAATTCTTTGTAGTTTTTAATTTTTGCACTAAAGAAAACATCTAAATCATAATGTTTTTTAATCTCATTAATTAAGTTATATTTTTGTTTTCTTAAGCTAGTGCGATTATATTTTTGTGAAGTTTCTAATATAGTAGAAATTACAATGTTTGCTTTACCTTCGTTTAAAGTTTGAGACTTTAATATAGTTTCATATAATTTGTATTCACGTCCTAATGAAGTTTTTACAAAATATTCTTTTAATATGTCTATAGCAGGTGAATCTCCCCCTTTTAAAGTATCAGCTGTAATTTGGCGAACTAATAATTCAAAAAGAATTCCTGTATTTTTATACTTTGAGTGTTTAATTTTCATCAAAAATATATTTATTTATAAATATGTAAAGTTTCTTACTCCTTTAATTGTTTTTCGTCTAATAATGTACTATCATCTTTATCTTGCTCAAAAATCAATACTTTTTCATTCATTTTCGCAAACATATCTTTATTCTTCAAATAGGATACTTGAGCATTTTCTAAAGCTAAACCTGATTTATTTGTATCTGTTCGACTATCTGACGAGTCATTTTTATCGGTATCTTTCATACGTTTAACACCTAATGGGTCTTTTCCAAAGTTATTACTTTGTTTTCCTCTTGATGTTATTGAATCTTTAGGTCTACCTAAATTTAAATCATCAGCATACCCATCAGGTACATTTGCTGGGTCAGATGATGTTCTACCTTTACCATATAATGAGGCTAAATCATGTGGTGTACCATAAGATTTTCCTGTCTCTTGTGGATCATTCCCTTCATTCTCAATTTGTGCATTTCTAAATTTACGTTTAGAATCTTGACGAATTAAGTCTCTATACTCATCATATTGATCTTCAGATAAATGGAATATGTTATCGTAAATCCAATCTGTAGGTAATAAGTTATTATCTAATAATGAAGTAGCTAATTCAGTTTTAGATTTCATTAATTCAATTTTCTCTTGTTCAAAGATAATTGATGGTGTTTGCATTGATAACTCAAAGTTAGTTAATGCTTCATCTCTGTATCCTTGTGAATATAAATGAACTAATGCTATTTTGTTAAGCTCAGAAACCATAATACGTTGTAAACGCTCAATAGTACGTGCAAAACGAATATCTTCAGCGGCTAATGTTGCTTTACCTTCTAAATCTTTTTCATATCCTAAAAATGCTTTTGGTACTTTAAGTGCTGCAAATAATTTTTCTCTTAAATATTCAACATCTTGGATACCATCATATGATAAACCTGGAGTTGTTTCTATTTTAGTTGTTTGATCATTTCCACGAACTGGGATGTAAAAATCCTCCATCATGTTCTGCATATTGTACTTTAAATTGTACTCTCCAGTTTGAGGATCTTTGTGTGGGGTACGCTTCATTGTTGAAATAGTTTTCTGCATAAATGCATCTATTTCATTTGGAGGTATAGACCCAACATTCATATAAAATATACGTTTTTCTGGGGCACGTGAAATTCTATGAATTAACATAGCGTCCTCCATTAAAGTATATTGTTTAAATAATTTACGAGCAGGTTCTATATATGCTCTACCATAAGGTAAGTAATTAACATCAGAAATAAGTCTAAAATGAGCCATTTCGTAGTTGTCAAATACTACAGCATTTTCATTTTGTTGTTGATTTGGTACTGAATATCCGTACCCACCATTTGCTAAACCTTCAGGACTCCATACAAACCTAAC